CATGTTTTTGCTACACTCTAGAATACTAATTTCTTTAGTATTCCATTGTGCTGCAGTATCATGTAATGATTGAAGGTAGTTCACTATAGAATGATATAGAGGAAGATATGAATATTGATCTGTTTTCAGGACTCCGTAATAGGAGTTTCCTGTTAACTGATAATATATATCTTGTACCTCTATAATTCTTTTGGAAATTAATGATTTTAGTCCTTCTCCTAGAATTCTATCTATTTCGGATAGAACTACTTCAGGAGTTGGAATCATGTATTCTTCATTAGTTATTTCTTTACAGAAGAAATTTCTGTATTGATCATAACTAACAAGTTTGAATGCATGATTTAAAATCATATTAAATAGGGCCAGCCTCTTTTGAAGACCAGAATTTAATGAAAAGAATCTAGACACAACTTTGTTGTGTTTATTTCTTTTGATTATTTTTAGGTTTCTATACAGTTGGAATAAACTTGAAATTAAAGTTCCAGAAAATATTGATAAATTTTGTTTGACCTTGAAAAAGTCAAATAAAATTGTCAATACAATGAAAGGGTTATTGATATTATCGATAATTCCTCTCATTGGGATCCCTGAAATTTCAACTCCCCCTTTGAATCATCTTTTGGCAAATTCATATGTATCTTTTGATACATGTGTTTTTGACTCAGATAATTCGACACCTAACCTTTTAATAATCCGTATATATTCTTTGGCAACTTTATCATTTTTTATAACGATATCGTCACCTAAGATTATGTACTGATTAAAGTTATCATATCCAGCAATTTTTGCTGCATAAAAGACAACAAGGTGGTGTGCTAAGGAAAAAGCGATTCAAGAACTGTATGAACCCATAGGTTGTCCAGTTTTATATTTAACTGAGAAACCTTCTGGTGTTCTAAATTCTTGGCTGGTTAACAACATTTTTCAACTATTTGCAAATTCGTTATCTTTTAAACCTAGTAATTTCTTTTCTTTAGAAGAAAATATATAGGTTAAGAGGCGTTCTTGCAAATGAATTGGAAAACGGTCAGTGGCAGAAGAAAGATCAAGTGATCAATAAGAATGAGAATTAGATTCTCAATCATTCTTAGGATCTTGGGTATAAGTCCTATCTTGTGGTAGATTCTTTATTAATTTAAATAATCTATCATTGATAGGTTTTAAGAATAATTGTCTATAGTAATCAACTATGGCAATTAATCTTAATTTACACTCAGGATCATAAATATATGATATTTTTCCGACCTCTCCTTTAAGAATTTCTTCTTTAGGAAAACGGTCTTTGAAAAATTCATATTGATCACAAATATACTTAAAAC